ACCAGATGATTCATACAAGCTGCGTAGTACACCATCTTGAGCATTCTCCAACATCCCGCGAATATGTCCCATAAGTGCCGGAATATTCTCAGAGATTGCAGCATTATCCAAAAATGGAACACTGGCACAAACTGATGGAAACTTGGCAGGTGTCTTAGCAGTAGTCTTATATCCTACTTTAGCCAGTCTCTGCCCACTGAGAGCTTGGGACTTCTTAGAATCAAAGCGTGTAACTGTATGGGCAGTTGAAAAATTAGACATATAGAATCTCCTAGAATTACAAGGTTAGTGGGAATATTCCCCGATAGGCCACTAATTACTAATAGTCTATCAGTGAGTATTATACCATACTTGCCTTTAGCTATTCAGGCACAAAGACTGTATTCAGTACCAATAGGTAAGCCATTTTATTCGCAATCATTCGGGACTTTCCCATTCTACGAAACTTAGCGGCTACTAATTTTATAGTGTCCTCCAGTCCGAACAATGCTACATCTTCTAGAATCATCTCAAGCTTGAACATTTCTCTTACTCCTAGAATCCATACAAATCACAATTAATCTGTATGACTCAATTCTAGCGTAGAAACTGCCATTGTCAAGAAGGGAATTGTAAAGAAATGTAAAGCTGAGCTTGCATGAAACTTACAGAGCCAGTAGCTCATCCATTTTCTGCTACTTACTAACCAGTCAGTCAGTCAGTATCTTCCAGTACAACTGATTATCATTCTCATCTTAAGTTAGTAAGTACTCACTAACATGGGAGGGGGTAAGGGCCTTTTTCATATGCCAGCCAGCCTACAGCCTAATTCAATCTCCTAATTTTACTAAACTTTTTCAAATCGACCCAAGTTTCGCTGCGCAACTGACCCCAGCTGATTAGTTCCTGGCCTAGCGAGATAATACTCCTAATAGAAACTTCCCGGAGACCCCGCCATGGGCGCCACAACTACCAGTACCACAGAAACTCATGCACTGACATTACTTTCCCAAGGGCTTGGTCCGGAAGTAGTTGCGGCGGCAGTAGGAGTCTCAGTTTCTCGGATTTCACAACTTCTTTCAGATCCAGAATTCGCAGCAAAAGTTGCTGAGGGCCGCTATGAGAATCTAGCGAAACATAATAGGCGAGATAATGCTTACGATGCCTTGGAAGATACTCTGATAGAAAAGCTGAAAGATTGTCTCCCTTTCATGATGAGGCCGATGGAGATACTTAAGTCTATTCAGGTAATTAATGCCGCGAAACGTAGAGGTTCCAGTGCGCCAGAATCTATAACTTCCCAGCAAACAGTTGTGCAACTTGTGATGCCGACCCAAATCCTGCAAAGTTTCACAACTAATATAAATAATCAGGTAATTAAAGCTGGCGCGCAAGACCTAGTTACTGTACAATCAGCATCAATGGCAAGACTATTAGATCAATCGAAAGGAATGCAAAATGTCCTCCCTACCAACCAAGAAAGAAGCGGAAATGCTGGCGCAAGCGCTTAAGAGAGCAGAACTAGTGGCGCGAAATAAACAATCTGCCAGAGCGCATCTGCTTAAGATCCAGTTAATGCTTGCGAAAAGAACTACCTAATACACTAAGATGGCGAAAATTGACGCAACTGCCCTGGGGTTTGAAACTCCTGCACTAGAAACTAACCTAGGAATTCCAGATCCAGTACAGGAGGCAACTTTCCAGACCTCTCAAGTGGAAGAACTTGCCCGAGAATCTCTGGATTTCCTGGCTGCCCTGGCAATGCCGGTAGTTTTTCGCTATCTATTCCCACCAGTTTTCAAATCTATCTGGACTTGGCTACTTTCCTATGTTTCCCGCACACGAGATTTTTCCCAGCTTGCCATAGGACTTCCTCGTGGTTTCGGGAAAACAATGCTAATTAAGATCTTTGTTCTCTACTGTGTGCTTTTTACAAAGAAACGATTCATCTTAATTATCTGTGGAACCCAAACCAAAGCGAACAATATTATCTCCGACATTATGTCGATGCTCTCTGAGACAAATGTTAAAAAGGTATTCGGAGATTGGAAGCTTGGAGCAGAAACTGATCGGCAGGAACTTAAGAGATTTGGGTTTCGTGGGCGCAACGTGATCATTATGGGAGCCGGCGCCGAATCTGACATTCGAGGAATTACCCTAGAGAATGAGCGCCCAGATGTAATGATCTTTGATGATATACAAACTCGTGAAGATGCAGATAGCGAAACAGTCTCCACTAAGCTGGAAACCTGGATGGTAGGTACAGCCATGAAAGCAAAGTCCCCTCATGGGTGCTTATTTATTTTCATTGCCAACATGTATCCTACCAAGCATTCCCTTCTCCGCAAGCTGAAGCATAATCCTACGTGGACTAAATTCATTGCCGGCGGAATCCTAGCTGACGGTTCCTCACTTTGGGAAGATCTGCAGCCAATCTCCCAGCTCCTGAAAGAATATGAGAATGATCTTTCCATGGGCCGACCAGAGGTTTTCTTCGCGGAAGTTCTGAACGATGAGAACGCATCAGTCAATAATCTAGTAGATCTGAACAAACTCCCAGATTACCCTTTTGAAGATGATGACTTACATTTCGGGAATTTTATAGTTATAGACCCTGCAACTGACAAGCCGGGCGCGGATGCTGTAAGTATTATGTACTTTGAGATCCATAATGGCTATCCTGTATGCAAGCAGATTATAGAGGACCGACTGTCCCCAGGTGATACAATTGCAGAAAGCCTTAAGATAGCACTATCTAAGAACTGTCGATTAATTGCGATCGAATCGAATGCTTACCAATATACCCTTAACTATTGGTTTGGATTTATTTGTCAGCAGCGCGGAATTATTGGAATTGATGCGGTTGAAGTTTATAGTGGATCTTACTCCAAGAACTCCCGGATTCTCACTATGTTCAAGCAACTACTCTCAGGTGAGATCTTCGTGCATCCTTCCTGCCGCGCTCAGGTAAATCTCCAGATCTCCCAGTTTAATCCTCTGAAACGGGACAACACTGATGGAATACTGGATTGCTTAACTTACGCACCAAAGGTAATTGAGATGTACGGAAACTTACTCCTAGCGGGAACTATTATTGAAGAGCAAGAATACTCGAATGTACGAGTAGCTAGTGTCGAAGAGAACTCACCCTTTTAAGGAATTTTATTATGCCCTCTACCAATGTAGGAGTTTCACTCTCTGATTTTTTACTGGATTTAGTTGGAGGGGACTCGAATGTTAAGATGGCAGGATTAGCCGCTGGGGAAGGAGTTGACCCTGCTTCCAAAGAGATTCTTGCCCAACTACACCAAAAGATAAAAGATATAGATTCTAGAAATTATCTTGATATCGATGGAGAAGCTCCAGCGAAACTTTCAGATGCAGCAACTCTACTCCGCAGGCGGCAAGAGCAGACAAAACTTCTAAATTCTCTACAGACTTTTTATTCTAAGAGATACGGCTCTCCTCTTCGCTAATCACATCTAGGAACTCCCACACCATGGCTTCAGCTACTCCCCTAATCATCCCTGAAAAATCCCAGGCAGCTCTGGTTCAGTTCCAAAGCAATGTTATTCCATGCTTAATCAGCAGTGGAATCTACGGGAACAAATGCGCCAGAGAGATCTAGCTTACATTCGTGAGAATGATTGGACCAAAGAACATTGGCGTGCGAAACTTGCCAATAGTTATGGAGATCCTAATAGGTTCCAGAATGTAACTGTCCCAGTTGTGATGCCACAAGTAGAGGCGGCAGTTACTTATCAATCTTCTGTATTCCTCACAGGAGTTCCTCTATTCGGCTTTGTTGCACCAGCCGCTGAGGAAGATACTGCACTTCAGTATCAATCCATTATTGAGGAGAATGCAACTCGCGGCGGTTGGGTCCAGCAGTTCCAAATCTTCTTCCGTGATATATTCAAATATAACATTGGGGCAATTGAAGTAGATTGGGGACGGGAAGTTACAGAAGCGATTGAAACTGATCTCTCCTTCCAAGCTGGTAAAGAGGGCAAACCTAAGCAAGTTATCTGGGAAGGTAACACAATCGAGCGCTGGGATCTCTACAACACATTCTTTGATACTCGGTACAAACCAACTGAGCTATATAAGAATGGCGAATTTGTAGGAAATACCAAGCTGATGAGCCGTATTCATTTGAAGAAGTTCCTCAATGAGCTACCAGATAAGATGATCTCGAATGTGAAAACTGCATTTGAATCTGGGATGGGAACTCAGGGAGGTTCTGGAACTGGCGGAATCGAATCTTACTATATCCCTCAGATCAATCCTCATGCACTTATGCAAATTGATCCGAAGCGCACAACTGATTGGATGTCTTGGGCAGGAGTCTTAGAGCGACCTGCAGGAGAGATACAATATCAAAACCTATACGAGGTAACGAAACTCTACGCCCGTATTATTCCTGCCGATTTCGGCCTGCGAGTTCCTTCTGCAAATACTCCTCAAGTATGGAAGTTTATCATTGTTAACCACCAAGTACTTGTTTATGCTGAGCGTCAAACAAACGCGCATGGGTTCCTGCCAGTTCTGTTCGGACAAGCTAACGAAGATGGCCTAGGCTTTCAAACTAAATCTCTTGGTGATAATGCAAAACCATTCCAAGATATTTCCAGTGCCCTAGTAAACTCTGCAATTGCTTCTCGTCGTCGTGCTATTTCTGACCGCACTATCTACGACCCTTCGCGAGTATCTGAGGCACATATTAACTCTGATAATCCCTCAGCGAAAATCCCAGTAAGACCTGCAGCTTATGGAAAGAACGTTGCTGAGGCAGTTTACGCTTTCCCTTACCGAGATGATCAATCTGCCGTAGCTTTCCAGGAACTTCCACAGATGCTAGCAATGGCAAATACTGTGAATGGTCAGAACCAGGCTAAGCAAGGTCAATTCGTGAAAGGTAACAAGACTCAGCACGAATATGCTGATGTTATGAATAATGCCAATGGCCGCGATCAGATGACTGCGATGCTTCTGGAAGCCCAGGTATTTACTCCACTCAAGCAGATTCTGAAACTCAATGTTATGCAATATCAGGCAGGAGTTTCTATCTATTCTCCTTCTGCACAATCTACAGTACAAATTGATCCAGTTGCTCTCCGTAAATCTCAGGCAGTTTTCAAAGTTACTGATGGACTCACACCTACAGATAAACAAATCTCTGGGGATGATCTTACAGCTGCTCTCCAGACAATTGGAGTATCTCCTGCGATTGGGGCAGCTTACAATATTGGTCCACTGTTCTCATATCTCATGAAAACACGAAACTGTGATGTGGCGCAATTTGAGAAACCACCGCAACAAATTGCTTACGAACAAGCGGTTGGCCAGTGGCAACAGATGGCACAGATGGCATTCGAGGCTAAACAAGAGTTTAAGATTCCTCAGCCTTTACCGCAGCAATTTGGATATACTCCTGGAATGACTGCTGAACAAGGTAAAGCTGCGCTGGCTGCACAATCTTCCCCTGCTCCTCAAACCCAACCAGCCGCCCAAGGAACTACATGAAACAGATCCCAAACTCCTTCACTTCTTATGAGTTCTCAGACAGAGAGATTCTAGAGGGTTCAGTACTCTCTGCCCTGCAGATTGCAGTACTCCAGAATGAACTAGCTAATATCGCAACTAACAAACTCAATCTAGATTACGATCCACGTAATCCTCTCAAATTCGCGCAAGATGAGGCATTCTTAAAAGGCCAAATGTCTATCATCAACGTGATGTTACTCCGGAGTTCTGACTCTGAAATAACTCTTCAAAAACTGGCCGGCAATCCTTAGGAAACAATCATGGATATTATGTCTCTCTTTCGTGGAACTCCTGCAGCTACTCCTGCTCCTGGCTCTGCTCCTACCGCAGGTGGACCAACTCAGGTAGCACAGCCTGGCACACCACTCCCAGGAACTTCTGCATCTGCACAAACTGCCCCGAATGGAACAGTTCCAACTCAGCCTGCAACTACTGGAACTGAGGAGCCGACCCCATTCGACGCCTTTAAAGACCTATGGCAAACTCCGTCCAATGCTACAGAAAACAACTCAGGACCACTTTTCGATAAAGTAAATCCTGCAGACTTGTTAAAATCTGCAGCTCAAGTAGATTTTGCTAGGGCTATTACTCCCGAGATTATGCAAGCCATCCAAGCTGGTGGCGAGGGAGCAACTAAAGCATTAGCAGCAGCTATGAATAGTGTCGCACAGCAATCATATGCGCAATCTGCGTTTGCCACTACTAAAATTGTGGACCAAGCAGTTGCAAAGATGCAAGAGCGGTTCGATGCGCAACTACCCACCTTGATCACAAAGCATTCAGTTAACTCTGGGCTGGCTGATAACAATCCTCTCCTTTCCAATCCAGCTGTTGCACCTTTGTTTTCTGCTATGAGTGATCAGTTGCTTCGCAAAAATCCGAACGCAACACCTGCGGAGATTCAGATGCAAATCAATGATTACGCAAAAGCTTTAGGAGTTGCGTTTGCCCCGAAAGTGGAGCAGACAAGCACCCAAAAAGCAGCTGCTAAATCTGAAGATTGGGGGGCGTTTTTCGAGTCCTGATTCTTTGTTTCACTTTTCATTTACTTCACTTAAGAGGAAATTAACATGACCACCGGTATTTTTAGTACGGGAGCATTTACCCAAGATCTTGCAAAGAAATCCTTTGCTGGAATGATTACGCGCCTGATGCCTAATGGCACTGCACCGTTGTTTGGCTTCACATCTATGTTGACTTCGGAGACCGCAGTTCAGATCGAGCACGGTTTTTTCACCAAGACTATGTTGTTTCCGCAACTGACAGTCGGAGCTGGCGGCCAGCTTGCAGGAGATACAACTTTTACTGTAGCTTCCACAGCTAACATTCTGCCTGGTATGTTGATGCGCGTGGATTCCACTGGTGAGAATATTCTTATTAACACTGTAGTTTCTGGTACATCTGTGCAAGTTCAACGGGCTGTTGGTAATGTTGCAGCTCAAGCTATCGCAGGAACTGTTAATTTGTACCAAGTTGGTAATGCTTACGAAGAATCTTCTATTCGTCCGCAGTCTTTGATTATCAACCCAGTCCGTATTACGAACTTCACACAGATCTTCCGTAATACCTGGGCAATCTCTGATACCGTTCGTGCTACAATGATGATCGCCGGTGAAACGAATGTTGCTGAATCTCGCCAAGATTGTGCAGCTTTCCATGCAGCTGATATTGAGAAAGCACTGCTGTTTGGTCAGAAGTCTCAAGGTACTCGCAATGGCCAACCCTTCCGTACTATGGATGGCTTGATCAGCATTGTCGGTAACTTGGGTTACTATCCTTCCAGCTACTCCGCCACTAATACAAATACTGCTGGCGCCACAACTAACTACACCCAGCTGGAAGGTTTCCTGGACCCAGTGTTCAACCAAGCTACCGATCCCAAGGTTGCTAACGAACGAGTTCTTTTCGTAGGTGGCTCTGCCAAACGTGTGATCAATAACATTGGTCGCTTGAATGGTACTTACTACATTGTAGATGGCCAGACTTCTTATGGTCTGCAATTCTCTACATTCAAGACTGCCCGCGGTACCTTCCGTATGATTGAGCACCCACTGCTGAACTCCAATGCTTCCTGGAGCAAGATGGCAGTTGCAGTTGATCTGTCTACCTTCCGTCTGGCTTATCTGGGTGACCGCAAAACTCAGAATAAGGAATTCAACCAGTCCAGCGATGGTGATGCACAAGATAATGGTATCGATGCAGTTGGTGGAACCCTGACTACAGAACTCACAACTGTAGTTAAGAACCCCCCAGCGAATTCGATCATCTATAACTTGACTGCCGCAGTAGCTGGTTAATCTAGGTATCCCAGTTCCTTCCTAGGGGCTCCTGAGTTTCTTGCATGTTCTCAGGCTAATCAAAAACATACAACTCCCCCTTGCCCCACAATATAGGAAACACAATCATGGCTATTCTCAAAGTATTTAAATCCCACATCCCCTCAGTTAACTATATATTCAAGAATGGCAAACCAGCCATTTTTGTTTCTGGTAAATTCGCAACTGGAATTCAATCTGAGATTGATGAACTTGAAGCAGAAATTGCTGCCGGCCACCCACATATCTATGTAGATGCAGCAGAGAAAGAGATTGACTCGGAGAAAGTTGATCCTATGATTGGACTTCGTGAGAAGATCATTGCAGAGTATCTGGAGAAGCAAGCTGCAGCTGCCGGAGATCCTACCAGGGATATGGGAACTAGCGCGGCTGGCCCAATCATTCCATCTTCCTCAGCAGATATTGCTAGTGCAGCTCTCGGAGGTTCTGGAGCTACCAGTGCCGGGAAACTTGTGAACCTGATGGCCGGTCTGGCTAAGAAGTAATTAGGATCACCTAAGTAATCTTCCCACTAGGAATCGTAATGACACTAGCAGAAATGATCCAAGAAGTTTATACAATCACTGGTCGTCCTGACCGAGTGGCTGAAACTCTCTCGGCTATTAAAGCGGCCACATTGAAAGCTCATCAGTGCGATTTCTTTTGGAAAGATATCTTTGAAACTGGAATTAAATTCGATACGGCCGAATACATTCAGAACTTAGAATACCGAAAGTTACTTCCACTCTGGCGCGCCCTCAAGTATTTACGCGTATATGATAGTGTAGGAGATTGTCCTGGAAAGTTCTTGAGGTTAATCCCTCCCGAGATGGTGTTAGATGATTATGAAGTTCATAAAGAGAATGTTATCTATGGAGGAGGGGCTGAACTTAGTCTTCGTATGGACACTAAGGAACAGTACTTTTTGTTGGGAGCTTATTTAAACCCTGACATTACAACAGCAAAATATAATTCTTGGGTAGCTTTGGATCACCCTTACGCTATCGTATTCGAAGCAGCTTCAATTGTATTCAAAGCTATAGGGAAAGACGAAGAAGCCGCAACTTATAGGACTCTCGTAGCTGAGCAGATCCAAATGCTTAAACAATCTAATATACTGGCCACAGGCTACTAATCAGGAGTTCAAATGCCGTCCAAATCACAGAAACTTTCTCAGTACCCGAACCGTACTTTCACAGGAGGCGGCAGCGGGTCTGACCTGATGCTGAATGTGAAAGATTTTGGCGCCTTGGGAGATGGTGTCACAGATGATAGTGATGCGATGCGAGCAGCAGCTACGGCGGCAGCA